GCTGCCAGCCTAGTCCACAAAGAGATAGCGGCTGACAGTATGTGCAGCGGCGAGGGCGGGTACTATTCCGTCTGCAAGTTGCGCCATTGGAAAGATGGCGTGGCCGGAGCCGCAGGTGATTGGGTTCAGATACTAAAATTTTTTAACTCCATTGAGAATGGTGGAGATCTAGATTCAGACTGCGACGTCGAATGTATGGAGCTTAGAGCTGAGGGCATTTATGTGTACGAAAGTACCCTCATCCCTGCTCGCATCAAAGAACCATTCTATGCGATAGGCACAGGATCAGCATACGCCATAGCTGCTATGCACCTGGGCAAGTCGCCAAGAGAGGCCGTCGAAATCGCTGCTCTGTTTGACCCCGCTACTCGCGGGCCGATAGACGTGATAACAGTAGGCGGGAAAAGGAATGGCACGAAAAAAAATACCTGACGAAGAAATTATTGCAGCGATGAAAAAGTTTGGTAGTTCCAAGCTTGCCGCTGAACACATTGGTATGTCTGTCCGGGCGCTTTGCCAACGCAAGGCGAAAATTCAAGAACAATATGGCGTTGTGTTGCCAGCCTACTCGGCGAAACAACATACCGTTGCCAACACATACATTCCAGATAATCGCAGGGTGATCCAACACACGGTAGACAATGGCCATGTGTTCATTGCTAGCGACTGCCACTACTGGCCAGGTGAGGAGACGGTAGCTCACAAGGCGTTTGTTTCCCTGCTGACCGAGTTTAAGCCCAAGACCACCATCATTAACGGGGACTGTTTTGATGGGGCTAGAATCAGCCGCCATGCCCCATTGATGGGAACTAATCCACCTACTCCAAAGCAAGAGATAGAAGCCTGCCAAGACCGTCTAAACGAGATTGCAAACGCCTCTAAGAACGCTACTAAGCTGTGGACATACGGGAACCATGACATAAGGTTGTTTAACTACATTGCTACCCACGCACCAGAGTTGTCTGAGTTCAGCGACTTGTTTGCGTACTTCCCTGGGTGGCATACGGGGTGGCGGGTGGACATAAACAACTCTGTTGTGGTCAAGCATCGGTGGGCAAATGGTATCCACGCAAATTACAACAATACCCTCCGGTCGGGTCGGAGTTTCGTGACGGGTCACTTGCATCAACTAAAAGTAACTCCGTGGTCGGACTACAATGGGCGCAGATACGGTGTAGATACAGGAACGCTTGCGGAGCCTGGTGGCGATCAATTTGTGTATGTAGAAGAAAACCCTGTGAACTGGTGTTCGGGGTTCGCGGTGCTCACATTTGAAAACGGCAAGTTGCTACCACCAGAACTGTGTGAGGTGATTGATGGTGTTGCCTACTTTAGGGGCCAAAGGGTTTGACATGAGTGACTTAGTAGCATCGGCTAAGGGCGCAGCGCAGAGCATCAAGAGTGCAATCGCTGCTGGTAAAGAGATTGAGTCGGTGGTTACTGACATTCAGAAGCTTGGTGTCGCCGAACTTCAGGCCAAGCAACAGTTCCAAAAGAAGCAGCGCGTAATCAAGGGTGATACCACAATCCTTACAGCCTTTGCGGAGTGGCGCAGATTGAAAGAGATCAAGGAAGCAGAGGACGACTTGTTCCAGCAGCTCGTTGAGCGCTACGGAAAAGAAAAGGCTGAGTATGAGTGGAAAGATATTCAGTCCATCAAAGAACGGCAGATGAAGGAAGTCAAGGATGGCCGTGACGAAATGGGCCGTGACCTAAAGAAACTTCGCGAACTTAAGGTCATGTGCTTTGTAGCATCCCTAATTATTGTTACAACCTATTACATATTCAAAGGACACCTGTAATGCTATCTCTCATATCATCTGCCGTTGGATTCCTAGCCTCTGGCCTGCCGCAGGTATTAAATTTTTTCCAAGATAAAGCAGACAAAGCGCAAGAGTTAAAGCTTGCCCAGATGCAGACTGAGCGCGAACTAGCTCTTGCCGAGCGTGGTTTCCTGGCCCAGCAAAAGGTAGAGGAAATCCGTACTGACCAGATAGCTTTGCAGACAGATGCAGAGCGCCAGAACGCAGCTCTCGACCACGACAAGGCAGTCATGGCTAGAGCTTCTAACTGGGTCGTCAACCTAAATGGGATAGTGCGTCCTGCTGTGACATTTATATTTGTCCTAGAGTTGGTGCTAATCAACATCGGTCTTACCTACTTCTTGCTTCGCGGTGGTCTTGGCGAGATGGACGTAGAGAAGTTTATCGCTGCGACCGACGTAATCTTTTCCGAGGACGAGATGGCTTTACTGTCAGGAATCATTGCCTTCTGGTTTGGAAGTAGGCAATGGGGTAAGAAGTGAAGGTAAGCAAGGATGCAATCGAAGGAATCAAAAAAGACGAGGGGGTACGACTTCGTCCCTACCGCTGTCCTGCTTTACTGTGGACTGTTGGTGTTGGTCATGTTATCAATCCTAATCACATAAGGGTAAAGTTTGATGAACGCAAAGGACTTGGTATCCCTGATGGGTGGGATCGAACTCTCACAATGGATGAGGTCAATGACATACTTGCAAAAGACCTCGCTACGTTTGAGCGAGGCGTACTTAGACTATGTCCAGAAGGACTTACCCAAGGCCGCTTCGATGCTCTTGTCTCCTTCAGTTTCAACGTCGGACTAGGTAATCTTCAGCGCTCCACGATCCGAATGAAGCATAACCGTGGTGACTTTGATGGCGCAGCCGAGGGCTTCATGGCATGGACAAAGGCCGGAGGTAAAGAACTCCCCGGCCTCGTCAAACGTCGCAAGCATGAGCGTGCTCTGTACTTGTCAGAGTCCTAATTCGTCCTTGCGCTTGGCGTATCCCTGAGTGTGGACTAGCCGGTTCTCCATAGTCATCTTCTTAAACGATAACTTGTTAGCCTCCCGCAAAGAATCAATCTTGGCTAACTTATCTGCCGGTGATATCTTGGCAGCCATGACCTTAGCGCACAGCTCGTCGTAGGATTCAGACCATTCTCTTTCGCTAGCAAACGACTGCGCATCCTTGCCAGGTATGTGCAGATACCATTCCTCGCTTGGCCGTTCCTCCGTAACATCTTGCGGCGCATCTAAAACCTCGTCTGTTACAACCTCGGGTTCATTTACAAACGCCGTGTCTGGAATGTCGTCCTCGTCAATCTCTGGCGACCAAGTGCCGTTGAAATTTTCTGGCACAGAAACCGGCGCAGGCAATGCGTCCAAAGGGTTAGCTGGTTTTGCTGGCGTAACGTCCTTGGCTGGCTGGTCAGGGTAGTCCTGCGCTTCCTCTGCCGTGATCAAACCCTTGAGCACGTCAGGAAACGCGTCCCGCAGGGCAAACCCGCGAGCCCGCATCTGGAGCATACGCTTGGGATATGCCGTCCACGGGCCTTGCTTACCCCATAGACCAGCTCGCTTGGCGTCCTCGACTGAGAACTTTGCAATGACCGGCTTGCGTCCTTTGCGATTGGCAATGCAGATTGCAATTGGATTGCCTGTACCTTCGGCCTCAATTGTCTCCTCGATCCCTTCGCAAACTGAACTTGCCTGAACTAGCGCCATTGCTGCGTCGCCGTAAACCGATGGCTTGCCATTGATAACTGCGATGTTTTGCAAAGCTTGCATCGGAGCTAAGCCAATCTCACGACCCCATTGGCAGGCTACAAGCACGTCCTCTGGCTTGCCTTGGTACTGACGCGGCACCATGCTAGACCTAGCGAGCATCTCGCTAAACTTCATCGCCTCGTCCATTGTGGCTGGCGCAAAACCTTGACTGACTATGTTGCTCATTTTTTCTCCTTGATTGTTAGAGTAGACTGTCGCACGGAACGAGCTTCAGAAGCTGGAACCGTGTACGCAGCCTTGGCCTGGTAGTGACGCATGGGCCAGCGGATTTCAAAAGACCCCACCCGCGCACATGGTGCCTCTTGCATTTTTGCTTTGATCTCCTTCTCTAGACGCGAAATCTCATTTTCTGCTGTTTTGATTTTGGCTTTCTCATTTAGCAGATCCAAAATTAGATTCTCGTCAGAGCCCGGTAGCCATAGTGGGTCGTCCTGCTCCTTCGCAAGCGGCCAGGTGCGGTTTGCATCGGCTGAATCTATCGGTGGATAGTAGTCGATGGTCTTTGTCTCTCGATACACGGTAAGCCGGCGGTCAAAGTCTGTGACGGCTTGCTCGATAGCTTTCAGGGTCACTTCGTGCGGTGCAAAAAGATAGATCCGCATCTCCACGCCTCGATAGAGGGTGGCCACAGCTCCCCAAGTGCTGCCGGTGATTGCCATCTGTGCCTGAAGCTGCACAGGCCCGCGCCAGAGTGGCGGCTGATCCTCTACGTTCGATCCGGTGAGCTTGGCCTCAAGCACTCCAAGACCGTCTAGGGTGATGCTGTTGGCTCCCAAAACACAGATTCCGTGCTCCGGGTCGTGCTCGATCAGCTGACCCCTGCCCAATGCCGTCCCGTCCAGCGAGCACGCAAGCCGCCAGAATTGGTGGAAATAGGCCCGGTCGTGGCTAAGGTCTAGGTTATCCAGGCCAAGCCGCAGAGCTGCCTCTTTCAGAATGTGCGGCTCTAATGTGTTTCCCCAGGCCATCGCCTCGTTGCCGATGTCTGGCCGTGGTCGTCCTTCGATAGCATCAATACACCCCAGCAGCGCATCATTTGGGCTCGCATATTTATTGATCCCAAGAATCGACGGCAAAAGCGAGGCCGACGCCATGTCGTCTGGCGTTACTTTTCCAACCATTTTTTTATCTCCTCTTTTGAATTAACTGATAGCGGGCATACACCCTCCCGCCATCGCTTACGCTCTCGGTCATAATGCTGTGGCCTTGCTTGCGGAGGTCGCTAATCCTCGCAGCCAATCTAAAGCATCCACAGCCCCTCAACGCGTCCAGAGCTGTCAGCTTTCGCCTGCGCTTGAGTGCGTCTAAGATCCATTGCTCCTGTGTCATGTTTTCCCCTTAAAAACAGTTTGTTGTGCAGCTCCCACCAAAGCAACAGGTTGTGCAGGTGACCATTTTCCCGTTGATGAAGTAAGTGTGAGTGGTGCAGGACGCATAAACCGAACCGGCAAAAGTAAGACCAGCAAGCAAAACAGCGATTGATTTCAACATTTTTGAAGCTCCTTAAAATAAAAGTAAAACAACGAGAAAAACAACCCAAAAAACAACCGGCAGCCAAGGCGGGTCGTCCCCGCAGTCGAGGTGCTCATTCATCCCTCGGCGCTCCCTTCTCTAGCCGGCTGTGGAAATCCATTGCCAGCTTTTCTTGCTTGCGCTTGTTGCGCTCCTTGACCACAGTCGGGTCGGTGTACATGGCCCAGAGAATCCACAGCAGCCAGAGCCCGACCCAGAATAAGACCTTCCAGACAACCTCCATATCAAGACCTCCCAAGCACAGCTGCCACCTGACTAGCTCGCCAGGTGAGCTTGCCGGTGATTGTTTTCACGCCTCTGGCCTCTAACCCTCTAGCAATCTGCCGCAATGATCGGCAGCCGTACTGCTGAAGCTCTGCGACGGTGGCCGCAATGGCCTGATGGGCTGCAAGATTGCGCTCTACCCTGGCCAGAGCTGCGGCTCTTGCTCCCTTGCTTGGGTCGCCTGACTGCCAGCGCTCTCCGCGTGCTTTCTTGGCCGCTAGGGCGTCCCGCGTGCGTTCGCTGATGCGTCGGGCTTCAAACTCTGCGAGAGAGGCCATCACGGTCAGGATAAGCCGTCCCGTGGCCGTGCTCGTGTCAATGTCCGGCAGGTCAATAAACCGGACAGAGACGCCAGAATCCACAATGGCCAGGATCATCTTCACGTCGCGAGCTAGGCGGTCAAGTTTGGCCACTATGAGGGTGGCGCCTGAGCGCTTCGCCTCGGCCAGAGCTGCGGCCAGCTGCGGACGGTCTGCATTGCGTCCTGATTCCACCTCGACGAATTCCTTAGCAGGTGGGTGGCTCAGGAATTGAGCCACAGATGCCTGTTGAGCCTCCAGACCAAGGCTAGATTGACCCTGTCGGTCTGTGCTCACTCGATAGTATGCGAGATGGGTCATAGTAAATCCCACGGGCGCATGATTAAAACGACGGCAGCAAGGCCGGCCAAGAGTGTGAGAATTTCAAGCATGGTCGGCTCTCCTTATGCGTAGGCTGTCCAATTGGACGATTCAAAAACCGGTTTATTCCCGACCGTGGCCAGAGGCTTCATGCGGTAAGCATTGGCGCAACTGTTGACCCTGAAAAACGGTTCCGATTCAATAGTCATTTTTTGGATACGGCGACGAAATTGCTTACCGATAAAATGATCCGGACATGGCACAGATTCGCCAGACATAAAGCCGGTTTCCTCTGACATTTCGCCAATTCTTGAGAGTGTGGCCATCTGACCAGAGATGGCGACTATCTGATAATAGTCAATGTTTGTTTGGTCGTAACCCCATGAGGATCTGAAGATATCTCCGGGCTTTGCGTCGTGCGAAGCATTGGCCGCCTTCTGCTCTATCTTGCGTTTTTCTTTGCGCTCGGCTGCGTCTATTTCTGCGCGAAGTGTTTCCTCAATCTGCTTCTTGAGTGCCTCCTCCGTGCGGAAGGAATAATGCCAGGCCGGCTTGACCGCTTTGCCGCGAAAGCAAATCGCGAAAGACTTGTTGGCCATTGCTTTGCCGTGTACTTCAAATCCAAAGCGCTCGTCTTTTGCTAGAAGCTCATAACCCTGTGGAATGTAGCGTGCTGTCTGTTTCATTTTCAATCTCTCTTTCTGAGTAGTTGATGGGGGCCGAAGCCCCCGGTTGGTTTAATTGTGAATTGTGTCAAGTCGCTCGATAACATCAAAAATCGCAGATTTCGCTGCGTTCATTGAATCATTGGCGAATTTGCTGCATCCGTGCTCTTGGCAATCGCTGAGAACGCCAGCGGCAGACATAAGTTTTGAAATCAACGAAAGGGCTTCGTTGCGAGTCATTGTGCTATTTGCTTGCATTTTTCAATCTCCTTATTTAGGCAGTTGAACGATATCGAAGGGATATCGCTAGAAGTGAGATTAAAGATGTTTTTCGGGTTTGTCAAACTGTTTTGCATCTTTTTTACTAGTGATAACCCTAATCCCTAGATTTAATACGTCCCCCTCGTATATCATCGCGATATCAGAAAGGGATGCAATGACCACAGAAACGAAACTCAAACCTTTTTTAGTCCGGCTGCGGCCTGAAACCCGCGTGCTGCTTGATTCTGCCGCCCAGGAGCAGCGCAGGAGCCGTGCAAGCTTGATAGACCAGGCGGTCGTGGAGATGCTGGCGGCCAAGTATTCAACCACGGCAGACCGGCTTTCGGCCATGTTGGGCTCAAAGTGATAGACATCCGCGACCGGCTGACACTTGCGAGTGTGCTGGCCGCGCCTTTGCTTCTCCAGGAAGCAATCGACACCATCGACCACTTGCGGGCAGAGCTAGAGCGTGAGCGACGGTGGATTAAGCAACTTGAGGTTTGCGTTTTGGATTCAATCGAGAAAGATAATGACCGGAAAAACGAGCAGGAATAAGGGCGCCAGGGGAGAACGAGAGTTTGCCGAGCTGCTCTCGAACGAGCTGGGCCAGGTGGTCAAGCGCAAGCTAGGCCAGGCCAGAGACGGTGGCGACGATATCCAGGTCGGCAGATATCGGATCGAGGTCAAGCGCCGGGAGAAGCTGGCCATTGAGGCGTGGTGCAAGCAGGTCGAGGCGTCTTGCACGGTGGCTGCTGACATTGGCGAGGATGGCCAGGTCAAGGACGAGGTGCCGGTGGTCGTATTCCGTCGCAATGGCGAGCCGTGGCGGGCTGTGGTGCCTGCTGGCTGGTTTATCAAGGCCATGCGCGAGGATATATGACGCCACCAAACCTGGAGGAATACGCAACCTATCTGGAGGGCAGAATCGAAGAAGTCGAGTCGATTCTTATCAAGTGCGGGGACGCGATCAACAATCTGGACGCACGCCTTTTGATGGTCGAGCGCCTTCTGGCCAAGATTAAGCACGAACTGGACGGGAAGGCTTACGAGGAAATGAAAATGAAGTGGTGGAACTGATGCCCAACGAGTTGCAGCGGTACATGACGAAGAAAATCACCGAGATCACCGGAACAATGTGGTGTTCTCATTGCCAGCACACCAGACCAAAGGAAGGTGGAATATGGAAGACATTACAGGACGGAAAGAGGCGCCGGTGGAAGTGCGCGACCTGCGTGGAGAATCACAGGCAGAGGACGACCGAACGTGTCTCGAATGTGACCACCTGATCGCCAGAGGCGGCTGGCCGCATTGCAATTTCTACGATAAGACGACTAGCCTTGAGGTCAAAAACTGCTCCAGTTTTACCAAGAGATGAGCGCCTGGTGTGCTTTGGCTGCGGCCAGGTGCATCCAGAGGCCAAGCTTGTCCGGCTGCCAGATGGCCGCGAGGTGGGGACGTATTCGGAGGAATACCGGCGTTACCATGAGGCGCTATGGATACTCAAGAAGAAGCGCAGCAAGCGCACCCGGATTGAGTATCTGGAAGGCGTAAGGGAGAAACGAGGATTGCAGGCAAAAGAGGAGCTGAGAGAGGAGATGCTGAGAATATGGCAGAGCCGGCAAGAGTGATCGAGTTTAAGCTGCCCAAGAGGCGGCCAAAGATAGTCGAGAAGGTGGCACCACCTGACCAGAGGAAGTTTGCGGTCGTCCCAATGCGGGCGGCCACAGACGTAGAGCTGCACGGGTTCTCGGTCAAGGTCTTGGTTCTCTTGTGCTCATACGCTAACCGAGCTGGGATAACGTGGGTTGGCCAGCAAAGGATCGCAGACCATCTGCAAGCGCCCAAGCAGCAGGTGGCTAGGGCAATGAAGCAACTCAGGGACAGAGGCCATGTGGAGGTCGTCTCAAAGGGTTTCAGAGGTGAGAAGGCGAACACGGTGCGCATAGTCTACGATCCACAGATCAAGACCGAGGATGCGATATCTATTGCCAGCTCCAAGGAGGACAGCAGGCCGCCAGAGATGGTGAGAAAGGAAGCCAGGGAGATGACACAGCCGGAGCCAGAGTTTACAGAGGAGGAGATGGCCGCCAACAGAAAGCGGCTGCGAGAGATGCTGGGAGGATTGGCAGGTAGGGACGGATTTCACTACAACAGACCAGAGAAAATAGGAGACATGATGGCCAAGAAACCAACACCAAAACGCACCAGAAAGACACCAACCATAGACATCGCACAAGATGTCAATGCAGAGCCTTACATTGACAACACCATAGACATCACAGGTGTTGTCCAAACACGGAAAAACATAGGATTAAGAGAGGTTATAGGATTATATGAAGAAATAACTAAACATAAAAAAACATATGTAACTACGTCCGAAACAGATGTCAGGTTTGCTGAACTGCTTTGCCAGGTCGGATGTCAGGTGTCGGACTTCGAGACAGCTGTGCGCGGACTGACCAAGCCAACCCGGCTGGCTGAGGTCTGCGAGAGCCTGATTGGCTAGGGTGTCATGCTCGCAAACGACCGTTTGATGGCCGTACAGGGACATGGGGGGTATCGGGCAATCGGAAAGCAGGGGGTCGGGTCTGGCTGCGACTCAGTTTGCGCAGAAGGACACCTTCCCTCCCCCCACCCTACCCACCGGATCGAGGGGGTACCTCACAATTTTTCCCCATATTTTCCTTCCACGGGGTTTGTCTGGCAGATGGCAGTATCGTTTAGAAGCGTTTTAAGGCACACAGGAGGCGACGCCATGGGTGGGTGGCTACCCTTGCTTAGGGTGGATGATTTGAAAGGCGTGTAGGGCTTATTTTAAGGAGAGTGGTATGACCGTGAATGACTTGTTGCACAACTTTGTATTGCAGTTGCTGAGGAGGGGGTTTACCGTTCCGCAGGTAGCTGAGGCTTTGGCTGACCAGAAAATAAAACTGATGCAGGCTGACGAGTACCTAGCCGCATCCAAAGAATCTAAACTAGCACCTTAAGGAGATATCGCATGGCGTATGAACACAAACCAGGCCAGGGAACACTTGGCAAGGCAAAGACCAAGACCAAGGACACAAGTCCTGACTTTACCGGCAAGATCAAACTGCCAAACGGAACTGAGCATTGGCTGTCTGGCTGGATCAAGAAGGCTGGCAATGGTGGCGAGTTCTACTCGCTCCAGATTGGCAACCCGGTACAACAACAAGGAGATGTCTATTCCGCAGCGCATCAACCATTCCCGCCACAGGATGCCCATAACCAGGGTAAGGCCAATGGCTTCCAAGATGACGATATCCCATTCTGATATGAAGATTGACTACACATTATTTGGGCTACGGGAACCTGACCCTTGGGAAACGCCATTGTCTTGGGCAGAGGTTTTGGTCTGGTTGCGAATTAAGGGGGAACAATGAATGAGTTGGCTCTTTTCGCAGGTGCTGGTGGAGGAATACTTGGGGGACATCTCCTCGGATGGAGAACCGTCTGTGCAGTCGAATGGGAGCCATACCCAGCAAGCGTACTGTGCGCCAGACAAAATGACGGCTTTCTCCCGCCTTTC